GTTGGTCGAATCCAGCTCACCGCCGGTCTGCACCCAGTTGTGGACACCAGCGCCGATGCTGAACACCGACACCTCCTGGACGAAAGCGCCATTGATGACGCGGATGTGGAACGACCGCCGGCCGGGCTTCATCCGCCGCGAGTCCGGCGATGAATCGATCAGCGCCTGATAGTTCGCGGGCGTCACCCAACTGCCGCCTGAGTAGATCTGCCAGCAGCTGAGGGTTTTCTGGTTGCCGGTGTTCGTGTATTGGGCCGTCACCATGGACCGCAGGCCTGTGACCTTGCTGCCGTCCATGAGGGCCCCGCAGAGGCCCCGGACCGTCCTGATGCCGACGTTGAGGATGTAGAACGATGCCGACCCGACGGTGTCCCACGCCTCCGACGGGCTGCCGCTGATCGGGCCGACGATCTGGTGCTCTGACGTCCTGGCGACCAGCAGGGCCGCCGATCCGTTGCCATTCGGCGCCAGGGCGGTGTTGATCTTGCCGTAGAAGCCCGTCAGCTGTGCCTCAGATGCGAACTCATAGCCCGAGAGGAGGTGGTGACTGCTGGTACTGCCCAGCTTGTCCATCAGGGTGTAGCCGAACGTGTAGCCAGTCCCGGTCGTGCGGAACATGCAGCTGCGGTTCGTGATCGTTGCCACCCCGCCGGCCTCGCTGTAGGCCTCGTCAGCGTCGGCAGGAACGTAGTTCGGGCGGATGCTGCATTTCCGATAGTCCGGCGCCCACATGGTGCAGCCGCGGGGCATGATGCAGCCGCCCTCGTTCGGGTTGAACCCGACCAGTTCAGCGACCGTCGGCACCTTGCCGTCAACCCAGACGGCAGGCGTGGTGCCGGTGTTGCCGGGGTCGTTGTAGAGGGTATGGACGCCAGCCGACAGGCGGATGCTGACGCAATCCAGATGGGCGGCCTCCTGGCTGTAGTTGAACCAGCTCTTGCTGGTGATCAGCCCCGCCTCGATCAGAGCCCTGTTGATGGTCTTGAACGGCCGCATCTCGCTGTAGCCGCACGTCAGCCGCTGGTTATCAATCCGCCGGATCTTGGCGTCGATGTTCGCCGTCGTCGGATTGGTTCCCGACGGGTCCGGGTCGTAGGACGCGAACGATCCAGCGGCGAAAGCGTCCGATCCGATGTAGGGATTGACGTAGAGCTGGAATGGGGCGTTGAGCGGATCGTTGAGCTCGCCCGATCCAGCGAGGATGTTGGCGTTGCCCAGCAGCTGCCGCAGACCGTCCAGCATCGCGCTGAGCTGAGCCTTGACGTCGGCCTGGCTGGTGGCGAGGGGCCAGCTGCCGGCCTCGGCCGCCTTCTTGATGATCGTCACCGCTGTCTAGGCAGGGCCATGGACCTAGGGTAGCGGGCCAAGAAAAAGGCCCGGCAGGTCTCCGCTCCCGCCAGGCCTGCCACTTCCCACGCGCAGATCCTAGCCCATCTTCAGCTGCGTTTCCCCGAGCACCAGGAACGCTGCGCTGCCGCTGATCAGCTCCCTCGCGCCGGTCTCGACGCCGGTACGGGCTAGCAGCAGGTCGGCCTCATACCAGAGCGCACCGCCCAGCCGTGGATCGCGGCAGGGGTTGCTGCCGGGCGTCTCCGCCGGCCGCTCGCGGTGCAGGTAGAACCGGGCCCGGCACCGGCAGCCGCGGTCGAGCATCATCACCAGCCGCAGCAGGGCCGTCGAATCCTGGCTGCCGGCCCGGTAGCTGCGCTCGAGGTCGAACTGCAGGGTGCCACTGCCGCGCACCAAAGCCTTCACCGAATCCCCGAACGGCTCCGCCAGCGCCGTGGTGTCCGCCGTGGCGGCCTCCTGATCCAGCGTCCAGCGGGCCAGCTGAGCCTGCAGCTTCCATCCGATCAGCTCAGTGCCGGCCGCGGCAGAGGGGATGGTGGCGACCTGGTCGGCAGGCAGCTCCGGCTCCGCCAGGGGCAGCACTGCGAGCACCGACTGCGCCAGAGTCAGCAGGGCCGCCTGGTAGGCCGCCTCGGCGGAGTAGGGGGCCAGCACGAGGGCGCCGAACGCCACGCCCGCCAGGGGCAGCCGGCCGGTCGTGCCGCCGTTCACGCCGTTGATCTCGGAGTCGTAGAACGCCAGCCGACCCAGGGTGTCGCGGCCGGCGTAGCAGGTCAGCTGCTGGGTCAGGCCGGTGGTCGCTGGTGCCTCCCAGTAGGCCGCGGCGTCGCTGGCGGCCCAGTAGGGGCCGGCGTCGTCGGTCCGGTGCGCCGTTGCGGGCCCGGCAATGCCCAGGCCGCCCCAGTGGCGGTGGCCATCGGGGCAGTCGGCGTAGCCGTTGAGGTTGGCGTCGATCGGCAGTCCGCGGGCACAGGAGATGATCACCCGATCGCCAGGCCAGAAGCCCGGCTGGGCCAGCCACAGGCGGCCGGCATCGAAGCGAGCATCGGTGAGCACCGTGAGCGGCGGCCACTCACGGCTCAGCTCCATCTCCCCGCCGGTGCCCAGCAGGCTCATCAGACCGTCCCGCTGATGGTGTTGAAGACCACCGAGACCTGGCAGCTGACCACATCGCCGACGCTGGTGGAGAGGCCGGTGTTCTGGAACAGGACGGGCCCGCGGATGTTGCGATCGAGCAGGATCAGCTCCAGATCGCGGATGGTGTCGTCGGCCGTGATCTGCTGCTGCAGCAGCTGGCTGACGGGGCTGCTGCGGTCATAGAGCAGGGTCATGGACCCGGAGTAGGCCCGCAGGCCATAGACGTAGCTGCGGGTGGTGTCGCCCAGGGCGGTGTCCTCCGGGGTCTCGGAGGACAGCTGCAGGGAGATGTCGCGGGCCTTGGCGATCCCGATGCCATCCAGGCGCACCTCGGCGTCGCGTGAGGTCAGGACGGCCATCGGGGCGGCTGGGGGGGGATAGGGTCAGGGTAGCGGGTCGCGCGACTGACCCAGGATGGTCATTCCCCGTCACCCGTTAGATCAAAGAGGCTAGGCATTGACACTTTGGACTCCATAGCCTGCAAGTATTTCACGCCATCCATAAAGTACGACGTAGATAGTTCAGATGCTCGCCCTTGCCGGCCAAGATGCAAGGCTCTACAGGGCACTGTAAACAGTCCGCCGAATGGGTCAAAGACCAATTCGCCAGGATTGCTGTATCTACCGATCAATCTGTCCACGATGTCAAACTGAAGCGGACAGATGTGATTCTCTAAACCTCGCTTTGTTTGTTCGCCATTAAGGGTCAGCATCCTATTCACATCATGCCAGACATGGTCGGCATGACTGCCAGGCGCAAGCGACATAAAGGTGGAGGGCAAAGCTCCGCGGGCATCAAGCTCTTCGCCGATCTTGACGTGTGATTCGTGGCTGTAGATGTTGGCAAGACTGTAGGCGGTGTAAATCTTGGCCAGTTGGTCGGGACCAAGTTGCGCCAACTCGTCAGGCGTGATCTGTCGGTTGCCACTGCTGCGCCAGAAGGCGTGTGCATCTGTTTGCCAGCGTGCCCTGCTGTAATCGTCTTTTGATTTGCGCACAGGCTCATCAGCGTAACCGCGCGTTCTATCGGTCTGCGGCTTGTGCATTAGGACGATGTATTCAGGCGATCCCACGCCCATCTTCGAGCCGTCCTTGCACTGCTCCGACCATCCAAGCCTGTAAGTCTGATTGTTCTCTCTGACCACATCGGTAACGACGGTGATCATGCCTATAAAGTCAAACCCATGCTTGCGATAGTGAAAAATTGTCTCAGCATGGAACGGGCTAACCGTAGGAATGCCGGCACCTGTGACATTGCCGAACTGGATGCGATCCTTGACGTGGATTGCCGCGATGCGACCAGGTTTTAGGACGCGTAGTAGTTGCGGCGTCAGATAATCCATTTGCCGCCAAAAATGATCGTTGTCGTCTGTGTGGCCGAAATCGTTGTAACTGGGGCTGTATTCGTAGTGATTGCTGAACGGGATTGATGTGACGACAAGGCCCACGCTGTCGGAATCCATGAGCCTACACTCTTCGACGCAATCATTGTTTGCCACAATCCAGCCTGTACCGCTTGCCTCAATTCGCTCAACGCCAATCGTTCGGCGCAAGATGCCCGCCATAGCGGCTTGGCTTAGGCCATGCTCTTTGATGATGTCGCTCATTTGATTGACCATGATTTTGTGGCGCTCCCACTTCTCTTGCAAGGTTTTAAGCACAACGCGCTCAGACTCGGCGTAGATAATCCACACCTCAACAGGGCGACTTTGCTGAAACCGCTGGATACGGTGGAGCGATTGGATGAAATCGTTAAACTTGAAGCCAATGCCGACGTAGATTGCGCGGTGGCAGTGGCGCTGAAAGTTGCAACCGGATCCTGCGATCACCGGCTTAGCCGAGAGGATTGGAAACCGACCCTCGCTGAAGTCGATAACCGCCTGTTCGCGCTCATCCAGGTCCTGGCTGCCATAGATGCTGACGGCCTCTGGGACTGCCTTCTGTATGGCGTGGCGCTCGGTCTCAAGATCATGCCAGAGGATCCAATGCGAGCCTGGATGGTCGGCAACAATCTGCGCTGCAGCGGCAACCCTCTCATCAAGAGTATGGCGCTTCTCCCGGCTGGCAGAGGTGACACCTAGGGCGGCATCGCGGAACAAGTTGCCCTGACCATCTCGGTCCGGGTCGGCGGTGCCGTGATCCACGGCCACCTCGACGTAATGAACCTTGATCTCCGGCAAGGTGTAGCCATCATCGCTGTAACCAAGATCGGATGGGCGCTGCAGAAACAGCGCCCAACTAGCCATCCACAGCCAGAACTCTCGCTCTTTGTGCGGATACAGGGTCAGATTGTTCGCCTTGGTGGAATCACGCTTAAACCAGCGTGTTAGCGCTTGGCCGCTATCCATCACGCCGAGAAAAGCTGCGTAGTGGATCAGTTCCTTGTAGCGGTTGGGTGATGGTGTTGCAGTTGCAACAAAGCGGAACCGCACATCTTGAAACTTGGCCAAGAAGGTCTGATAGGTCTTGGATCCGAACGAACGCAAGACCGAAGCTTCATCAAGCGAGATTGCAACAAAAGATGATGGGCTTAGCTTGTCATCGCGCACAGATTCATAGTTGGTAAGGTAAATGCCATCAAAGGACGGATCTACCTCGGCATCTGTCCGAATGAAGCGAGTCTGAACACCCAGCATCTGCGCATCGCGCTTGAACTCTTGTCGTACCCCCAGCGGCACGACAATCAGCGCCGGCCCAGGAGCATGATTGCGGCATAGGCGCAGAATCTCGATCTGTTGAACAGATTTACCTAGGCCAAATGCCTCAAACAGTGCGCGCCTGCCACCAGCGCAAGCCCATCGGACAGCATCGCGCTGATGGGGTAGGAGAATCGGGTGTATGTCATTGGGTTCAACATTGAACCCGTCTTGTGTCGCGAGCTTGATCTTTGATTGAAGAAAATTGGAATAGGAAGTGTCAACAGCCTGGCGTGTTGCTGCTGCGGATTCAACGGTGCGCGCCATCACTCCTCCCCCCCAAACCACCGAACCGCACCCCAGATGGGGAACAGCATCGGATTCCATGCCTGGCTCGGCTGCTGGATGGTGTTGACCCACCAGAAGCGGCCGATGCAGCCGAAATGGTCGTTGATGTAGAAGATGGGGGGTCTCATGCGCGTTTCCTCCCCCGCCGCCGAACCCACATCCCAACCCGCACCGCAACCACCAGCGGCCACAGGGCCCCGGCGAGCAGGGCGGCCAGCCATTCGCCGGGCTCGCGGCATTCGTGGGGGCGCACGATGCTCATTGCGGTGAAGGCGCCGGCCCAGGCGTAGATCTCAAGCATTGGGGGCCTCGGGTTGGGGGATGGAGGAGAGTTGACACCATTGCTTGCCAAGACTCATGGCCCATAGCGTGCCGTCATTGCAAGCGGCGATGATGACGTCGTCAGGGTCAAAGGTCAGCGCCGTCACCACGCGGGCCGGCGCTGGCGCAGGCGGCGGGGTGGGCTCGGCGGCACGGGCGGCACGCCCCGACCACCACGGCTGGCCGGGGACGACGCAGGTGTAATGGATGTGTGGGGCTGACTCAGGCTCGCAGTCAGGACTTCCACGAAAACGCACATCTCCCTCAAAATCCGCATCTGCCTCAGACGGCAGGCGGTCAGTAATCCATTCACTCATGATTCGCCGGGGAAGTTCAACACCCCAGACCCTACCCTCACCCCAGCCACGGCCCACCACCCATATGCCAGTGCCGTGACCGTCACACTGCCACGGCCCGCAGCTCGACGGTGATGTTCACCCGTCCGATCAGCTCCCGCGGCTCGGCCTTCTGTGGCGGCCGGTCCGGGATGAACCGCCACTGCAGTCCCGGCAGCTCCGGGGCGACGCCGGGCGCCCAGATTTCGGCCGGCAGCAGCAGCTCGTCCATCCCGCTGTCGCTGGCCAGCCAGGCCGCCTCGATCGCCGTCCAGTCGGCCACCGGCCGCGCGTCGAACCGCAGGGCCAGCAGGGCGTCAACCGCCAGGCTGCCGCGGCGGCGCCGGAACGTCAGACCCGACTCACTGCGAGTCTCGGCCACCGGCACCGCCGGCGGTGTGAACTGGCGGTCAGCCGGGCGGATCGCAGGGAATGCCACGCTCATGAGATCACCACCTGCTGCAGGTCCGACTTGCCCAGTCTGGTCACCCGGTACGACCCGCTGGCGCTGCCGGACAGGTCCAGCAGGGTACCGCCAGGCGTGGTCGCCAGGGTGAACTGGTCGGTCGTCAGGCCGCCGCTGCGGACCCAGTAGGTGGTCTGCTGCAGCAGCCCCGTCGGCAGGTCGCCGCTCGTCGCGGTGAACGTCACCTGGTCGCCGGCGGCGAACCCATGGGCCGTTGCCGTCGCGGTGTCGGTGCTCAGGTTGAACGTCACGGCCTTGTCGACGATCCGGTCGGTCGCCACGTAGCTGGTCACCCGGCACGCCAGCTGGTAGGTGCCGGCGCCGGTGAACACCGCCGTCGCGCTCGCCTCGTTCGTGGAACTCCAGCTGACGGTCCCGCCCACCGGAATCACCGGGGCCGTCCAGCTGTAGACCAGATCGGTCGCCGTGCCGCTGATCCCAGCGGTTGACGTGATCGTCGCCGGGCTGGTGCCGGTCGTGCTGCCGGTGATCGTCACGGTCCCGATCGTCGTGGTCGTGTTGGCTGCCACCGCCAGGATCGGGTGCGTGTCGGTGATCGTCACGCCGCTGCGGGTCACGGCGCAGCTGGCGGTCTTGCTGCCGCTGCTGCTGGCCGTGATCGTCGTCGATGCTGCCGTCGGCGTCCCGAACGTCAGGCCGGCGCCGGTCCAGCTGTAGGTGAACCCCGTCCCAGTGCCGCTCACCACCGCCGCATAGCTGCCGGCGACGCCGACCGTCAGGGTCGAGGGCCCGGTGATCGTCACGCCGGTGAAGCTCGATGTGATCGTGCCCGGTGCGTCGGTGCTGCCGATCGCGCCTTCGACGATCCAGTTCTGGGCCACGTCGAACCCGTCGGAGATCAGCGACAGGCCATCCTCATCGGTCGGCCAGTGCAGGGCCGTCACCGCGATGTTGCCGGCGTCATTGAACGCCATGGACT